CTTTCTAACGCCACACTAGCAGGCTACTCCCGTAATGGATTGCCTACAGCTTTCCCCGGAACAGTAGCTGGTGACGGTGGACATATCTGGCCTGCTAGATCTAACGACCCTAGGTGGGCACAGATCATAACGGACTCAGGTATTACCCCGTCTGGTAACTTCATTGATGACGTACACGAAGCCCTTGAGACCATGGCTAGCACTACTGGATCTATGGACGATCTCTGGAAGAAGCTCAAAGCTATCTACAGTATCACGGATACATCAGAGCCCTTCCTGTACTAATGGCAATAGATAAAGACGCAATCAGGCAAGCGGCAGAGGATGACCTCTTAAGGTTCATCCAGCTTGTCTCACCCCACAGGGTCTTGGGCCAATGCCACAAGGACCTTATCAAGTGGTGGACAAGAGACGACGCACAAGATTGTCAGATGGTTCTCCTTCCACGAGACCATCAGAAGTCAGCCATGATGGCTTACAGGTGTGCTTGGGAGATCACGAGGAACCCGGCAGTAACTATCCTTTACATCTCTTCAACCTCTGGCCTAGCCGAGAAGCAGTTGAAGATGATTAAGGATATCCTGACAAGTCCTATCTACGCTCGCTACTGGCCCGACATGGTACACCCAGACGAGGGCAAGCGAGAGAAGTGGACAGAACGTGAGATCATGGTAGACCACCCTAAGCGTAAAGAAGAGGGGGTCAGAGACGCCACAGTATTCACGGCAGGCTTGACAACGGGCATCACGGGACTCCACTGTAACGTGGCAGTGCTTGATGACGTAGTAGTAAAAGAGAATGCGTACACAGAAGAGGGACGCCAGAAGGTAGAGAATCAGTACTCCCTTCTCAGCTCCATCGAAACCTCGGACGCTAAAGAATGGATAGTGGGTACTCGGTACCACCCGAAGGATCTGTACGGTACGCTGTTGACAATCACCGAGGACATTTACAACGAGGAAGGCGATCTTGTAGACAGTCAAGCTGTCTACGAAGTTTTCCAAAAGGTTGTAGAGGATCAAGGCGATGGCACTGGTAATTTCCTGTGGCCGAGACAACAACGAGGCGATGGCAAGTGGTTCGGCTTTAACACTCAGATACTTGCCCGAAAACGTGCGAAGTACCTTGACAGGACGCAGTTCTTCGCCCAGTACTATAACAACCCGAATGATCCTGAGAACGAAGCGATTGCCTCAAAGTACTTTCAGTACTACAGCCCCGAACATCTCAAGAAGTTCGACGGACGATGGTGCTATAACGGACGACCCCTTAACGTATTCGCGGCCATCGACTTTGCCTACAGTCTCTCGTCCAAGGCGGACTACACGGCACTAGCAGTCATAGGCGTAGACCACGAAGGTAACATCTACGTCCTAGACTTGGTACGCCGCAAGACAAATAAGACAGCCGATTACTTTGACATGGTGTACGAAGCCCACATGAAGTGGGGGTTCAACAAGCTCAGCGCGGAAGTAACAGCAGCACAGGAAGTAATTGTAGAGCGTCTTAAGGACGACATACGTAAAGAAGGCTTAAGGCTTTCCATAGACCACTACCGTCCAGTGCGGACGATGGGTACTAAGGAAGAGCGTATAGCCAACACACTGAACCCGTACTACGAGAACTACTCAGTGTGGCACCCGGAGACGGGAGTATCAGAGATACTAGAGAACGAACTCAGGATGGAGAACCCACCGCACGATGACTTGAAGGACGCACTCCACAGTGCTGTCCGTATCATGCGGGTACCGCCCAAGCAGGAACTGCGTAGACAGCGTTCCAACGTAATCACTCATAGCAAGTTCGGAGGAGTAGCGTACGGATGATTGACAAGATTAAGACAGCCTTTAGGAAGGCTTGGCAGAAAGTAAAGAAGTGGTGGAAGAGCCTACTGGTTGCTCTCGGCATCATTGCCGCAGCGCCCCTTGTGCTTTCTCAGCCAGTAAGCTTCAACTACGTAGCGGCTACGGCTCGTATAGACGGCACACCTCTTCCAATCGAAGAGATTGCGGAGACACGTCTGTATTGCAACGGTTCACTGGTAGTGTCAGAACCCGGAGCAGATACTAACTTCCTTCCCGATCTCACGCCGGGAAGCTATACTTGCTACGCAACACATGTTGATACCCTCGGTCAGGAGTCGGACCCTTCTAACGAAGTGACCAAGCTTGTCCTTCCGGCCCGACCCAATCCTCCGAGTAACGTCACGGTAGAGTAATGGCTAGAACATCCAAGAAAGTACAAGAGATTAACGGCATCCTGAAGCCAGATGACATGGCTAGTTGGGTATCTAATCAGTATCACACTTGGCGCGCTGATCAGGTGTCGTGGTTAGAGCAGACTAAAGAACTGCGTAACTATATCTTCCAGACCAGTACCCACGATACCAATAACAAGAGCCTTCCTTGGAAGAACTCTACCTCTGTTCCTAAGTTGACGCAGTTGCGTGACAACCTTCACGCTAACTACTTTGCGGCACTGTTCCCCAGTGACCGTTGGTTCAAGTGGGAGTCAGACAGCGACGAGGCTGAGTCTCGTGAGAACGCTCGTCTGATCGAAGCGTATATGCGCCAGAAGATCCGTGAGTCAGGATTCAAGCAAGCTATCTCAAAGGCACTCTATGATTATATCGACTATGGAAACGCTTTCGGGGAGGTCTCTTACGAGGCGAATGTACATACGACCGAAGATGGCCCGAATATTCCAGTATATGTTGGACCGCGAATGTTTAGAATATCTCCCTACGATATCTTCTTCGACATTACAGCCTCCGACTTTAAAGACGCGGGTAAGGTCACTCGCAGAGTAGTCAGCATGGGCTCGCTCAAGAGAGCAGCCTTAGAGAACCCAGCAGAGTTTGGCTGGGTTGACGCCGCACTCGATGACACAATGACAATCCGTAATAATCTGAAAGGCTATGGAGACTCCGATGTAGATAAGTCTGAAGGAACACAGATTGATGGATTTGGCACTCTTTGGAGCTACTACACTTCGGACATGGTGGAGTTGTTAGAATACGAAGGGGACCTTTACGACGGTACAGAACTGATGATGGGTCGTAAGATCATTGTCATTGATCGCAGAAGGGTTGTGTACAATGAGCCGTACGAAAGCTGGCTTGGTAAGTCGAATAAAGAACATGTCGGATGGCGTGACCGACCAGACAATCTGTACGGCATGGGACCTCTGGACAACTTGGTTGGGATGCAATACCGACTTGACCATCTGGAAAACCTCAAGGCTGACGTGTTCGATCAAATCGCTCATCCAGTCGTCTATCAACGGGGCTATGTTGAAGACTGGGAATGGGGACCCGGAGAGAGAATCTTCGGTGAGACAGACTCAGAGGTAAGGGTACTCAGCCCAGACACTACGGCACTCAACGCTGACTTCCAAATGGATATGCTAATGCGCCACATGGAGCAACTAGCTGGTGCTCCTAGCGAGGCTATGGGTATCAGGACTCCGGGCGAGAAGACAGCCTTTGAAGTAGCCGAGTTGCAGAATGCAGCAGGGCGCATCTTCCAGCACAAGATCACCAAGTTTGAAGAGGAGTTCGTAGAACCCCTCCTGAACCAGATGCTGGAGTCAGCACGTCGTAACATGAACGGCGTAGAGATTGTCAAGATCATTGACGACGAGTTCGCCGTAGCAGAGTTTGAGCGTATCACGCCAGATGTCCTGAACCAGCGTGGTAAGCTTTACCCGATGGGAGCAAGGCACTTTGCCAAGCAAGCACAGATTGTACAGAACCTCTTTGGATTCCTCAATAGTGCAGCGTACCAAGACCCAGCCGTGGTATCGCACATATCTGGCAAGAAGCTGGCAGAGCTTCTGCAAGAGCACTTGGGACTTGAGCAGTTTGATCTGGTACAGCCGAACATCAGGGTTGCTGAGCAGCAAGAGACACAGGCGCTACTCTCACAAGCCCAACAAAATACCGCCGAGGAAATAGCCAATAGGGCTTTCCCGACAGATGACTTTGAAGACGAGGAGCCGGTAGCCTAATGGCGATTGATCGTCGTACAGACAACCGCAGGTGGAAAGCCATAGATGATCTATGGAAAGATGCCTTCGATGACGATATACCGGCACTAACGGTAACCCAGCATCCACGGTCACAGGATGCCTTTGGCCGTCTACGTGTAGCGGGAACTGGACAGCGCCTTGACGCTGAGTTCCTTTACGATAAGCAACCTAACATATTTGATGAGACAACCACTAACGGTACAGCAACACACAACGCTAATACTCGTGATGTAACGCTGTCCTTAGGGGATGCTAACAATGGTAGTCTTGCTAAGCTAGCCAGCTACCCGGTTCCTTACACACCGGGTAACTCACAGTTAGTTGAGATAACGGGAGTGCTTGACCTAGCCGGTATCGGCGGAGGAAACGCAGAAGCCTTTGTTAGAACCAATATCACTGGTACACCAGCAGAGACTACGTACGCACAAAGCACTTGGCAAGATATCAGGACAGGGGTTGATTGGACAACCTCACACATCTTTGCGATGGACTTCCAGAGCCTCAAGGTAGGCAGCATACGGTTTGGCCTTGTACAGAATGGTGGCTTCAGGCAAGTCGTTAAGGTTGACAACGACAACATAAGAGACTCAGGTTACTGGCAGCTAGCCAACGGCAGCGTATACTATAAGCTGTACACCACTGGTGGTAACACGTACATGGAAGTTGGCTATGGCAACGAGAACAACGCCATAGGATTCAGGTACGTTATCACGGCTAATGCTAGCGCAACTATGAAGGCCATCTGCTGCACAGTCAAGTCAGAAGGTGGACCTGATCTGCGTAATGTTCCGGGTTACCCTAGGACTGCTAATACAGGGGTCACTGAAAAGACTGTAAGTACTACACTTATACCAGTTCTCTCAGTAAGATCTAAAACAACCTTTAACTCGTTAGAAAACCTCGTCCTAAGTCGTATTGAAAGTCTTAACGTAACATCTACCCAACCCATAAGGGTTGTTGTTCTAGAAGATGCTACCTTAACCACGCCCTCTTGGGTGGATGTAGACACTAATGAAAGCTCAGTTGAGTACGATGTAACGGCAGCCGCCTTGACGGGCGGTAAAGAACTTCTGTCCTTCTACGTTACATCAGGTTCAGGCAATAACCCCGGAGGGGAAGGCGCTACACTAGGTAAGCAATACATGTGGGATCATCAAGGATCACTAAGTGGAATCGTAACTATAGCTGCTATCAGGACAGGCAATAGTGATGGTTCTGTACTAGCAGCACTTAACTGGGAAGAGATTCGTTAATGGACAGTAGGTGGTTCAGAGAAGACAGAAAGCTTCCGAAGAACGAACAAGCGGACGCTGTAAAAGAAACCGAGAAGGCGTTGAGGAATTCAACACTTCTCAGAGGGAGACTCAAGGACATACTAGATGCGGAGCTAATGGAAAGCTTCCGTGTCGAAGAGGACTTTGATGATCCAAACTGGGAGCGTAAACACGTTGCCGAAGTAGCTCGCAGGAAGACCCTGCGGCAAATCGTAAAACTTTTGGACTTTTAAGGAGGCTGACCGTGGCCGATGTATTTGAGACCGCTGACCAAGGTGGTGAAACTGAGGGATCGACGGAGGACAATCCTCTTGAGACTCTCGTTGGGGAAGGCAAGAAGTTTAAAACAGTTGAAGAACTGGCCCGTGGTAAGCTGGAAGCTGATAGATTTATTGAGAAGCTGAAGGAGGAAAACCACATGGCTTTGGAAGAACTGCAAAAGCTTCAAGGGAATAAGGATGACTCAGCCAAGGTGGCTGATCTGATTGCCGCTGTCAAGGAGGCAGCAGCCCAACAGCAGGACTCTGATGGCAATAACCAAATGTCGGAGGATGCCCTGAGTGAAAAGATTCGTGAGATCATGCAAGGAGAATCCGCTAAGGAGACAGCCAAGCGGAATCGTGAGCGTGGGAATGAGCTAGTACTATCAAAGGTTGGAGGCGATGTTGAAGCCGCCAAGATCTTTGTAGCAGAGCGTGCCCGAGAGCTGGGTCTAACCCCAGCCAAGTTGGCCGAGCTGAGCGAAATTTCCCCGGATGCCTTTGCCAAGCTGATTGATGCGAAATCTAGTACTAGTTCGTCTGGTACTGTCAAGTTACAAGGTAGCAACCCTCGTGCAATGGATGCGCATGTCAATACGGAAACTATTGACGGTCATCACACCAAAGCTTATTACGATAGGCTGCGGCAGGAAATGGGTACAATGAAGTACCTTCAGGACCGCAAGTTGCAGAAGCGATACCTTGACGACGCGATGGCACTGGGTGAACGCTTTAACCCTAACTAAACCTCACGATAAGGAAACTATGAAATGGCAATGACCACAAGCAATAGTGCCGTCCTTATTCGCTCGGAGGTGTGGAGTACGCAACTCAAGGAAGTTCTCCAAGACGATCTGAATGCACAGGGCTGGGTAAACTGGCTTAGTGAGTTCCCGGATGGTGACCAGTTCACGATCCCGTCTATTGGTGAAGCCACGGTTCGCGACTATTCGGAAGACACTGACGTTGTCTACGATAGTCTGGACACTGGTGAGTTTGCGTTTACCATCACCGAGTACGTAAGTTCGGCTCATTACATCACGATGAAAGCACGGCAGGACCTTTACTATGCGTCCCAGCTCGAAGCTGCGTTTGTACCCTATCAGGCTCGCGCCCTTGGCGAGAAGCTTGAGACGGACATTCTGGCTCTCGGAGCAGGTGGCGCTAGTGGCGGTCAGACGGCCTCTAACACGAACACGATCAACGGCGCAGAACACCGCTTTGTTGGTACGGGTACGAACGAGACGTTTGCTGTAGCTGACGCGGCGAAGGCACTGTACGCCCTTAAGAAGGCCAATGTACCGTCGTCTAATCTGGTAGCGATTGTTGATCCCTCGGTAGAGTATGAACTCAATACTCTGACGAACATCGTCAACATGAGCAATAACCCCCGTTGGGAAGGTATCATCGAAACTGGTATCGGCTCCGATATGCGCTTTATTAAGAACATCTTCGGATTCGACTTCTACGTGTCGAACTACCTGCCGACTGCTAACGAGACGATCAGCACCGTCACCACGACGGCTGGTAAGGCTAACATCTTCATGTCTGCTGCTGCTCCTGACCTCCTGCCCTTCATGGGCGCGATGCGTCAGATGCCTAAGGTAGACGGCGAGTTCAATAAGGACCGCCAGCGTGAAGAGTACGTTACCACGGCTCGTTACGGTCTGAAGGTATACCGTCCCGAAAACCTCGTCTGTGTCCTCACCGACACTGACCAAGTATAAAGGAGTCTTATCATGTCTAGAGGAAGTACTTGGACGAATAAAGACGGCTTGGTCGTTGGTTTTGGAACGCATTCGGAAGACAACGATGTTATGGCTGTTCGTGGCGGCACGGAAAAGACGGTAGAGGTCGAGATTGATTTGACCGCACTGTCTGATGCGTTTGCTGCTACTAATGTTAAGCCGCAAGATCCGCGTATTCCGCGTGGTTCAATCATTAAATCCGCGTATATCCAGACGCTTGTTGCCGCAGTATCCGGCGGCGGCGGTACTTTGGATATTGGTACGTGGGGTGTTGGCCTGACTACGGAAGTAGTTGACGACGCTAACGGTCTCGTTGACGCTGTAACTGTTGCTGAAATGACCAGCATCGGTGAAGTGCATGTCTGCGATGGTGCTCTTATCAGCTCCTCGGGACAGACGGCTGTTGGTGCTACGTCGCTTTCTGATGTAGTTATTGCCCCGTCCTACGATACGGCTGTATTTACGGCTGGTAAAATCCGCTTGACGGTAGAATATATCGTTCCGGCTGGTTCGACTGGTGGTACTGTAGCAGCGGTGTAATCTAATCAGGGAGGGGGTTCGCCTCCTCCCTCTTTTAGGAGAAACCAATGGCAAATCCGAAACCGCAAGATAGTCAGCTTGCAGATAGTGCGCAGAATCCTATGATTGGTTCAGCACAGACTCTGATTGCTGACTTGAGCATTACGTATACTACGGATGATCCGGGCTTAACCGCTGGTGCGGCTTTAACAGTAGCTGATGGTGATACGCCAACGGTTGCTGAGCTGTTGCAGGGCGTTCATAACATTAATGCTAAAGTTAATGCTATCTTGGATATTCTGGAAGCCCACGGTCTGATGAAGGACGCGTAGTGTTCAAAATCTTCTACTGTCCAGAGTATCCATTAGAGGACATACAGTACTCTAAGAACATACGTAAGGATGGGATGGAGAAATTTAGACCGGCTCTTGCTCAGAATATCGCTGAGCAGGGGCTGGTCAACCCTTTAATTATACTTAATCACAGAGACCCGGCTAGGTATAAGGAGAGGTGGCTTAAGACAGGTAATAACAGGCTCTGGGCTCTTCAGCAATTAGGTTGGACACATGCTCCAGCTATTGTAACAGGCAAGTGTGACCACCCTTGTACTGAGATCACATTAGAAGAAGCCAACGAATACTGTAAAGACGGTGATCTAGTTTATTTAGAAGAAGCACACGGAGACGTGTTACAAATGCAGAACGTGTGTAAACCAGAGAATTATGAGTATCCAAATGCTAGATAAGACAAAGTTTGCACACTTTACAGTGCCCCATAGTGGGACACGGTATATCAACCTAGCGATAGAGACGGCTATTGGCGAACAAGCTTACCAAGTAGCAACACCTAAGCAGTACGCTAGGACCGCCGAGAAGAGAGGCGACCAACAGAAGTTTATATTCTGTCATATAGGACAGAGGTGGGGAGAGTGGATAGAGAATATCTGCGAACAGCCCCACATCAAGACTTGGATTACAGTGCGCTCCCCTATACACACTTGGGGCACACACTATGGTCACATAATGGACCACATGCACGAGTCCCCTAGGGCCGTGTACGAAAAGCTCGGACAGATGAGAGAGCAGTATATAGCCCTCATGGAACTAGCCCCGAAGGTGGGTTACATTCACCGAGTAGACATTGATGACTTGAGCCAGCTAGGAGATTACTTAGGGCTTGAGTTGAAAGAGCACGACAAACAGTTCTCTAATATGACGCCCATGAAACAGGCGCTGAAAGAAAGAGACCTTTACAAGATGGAAGAACTGTGCGAAGGCACAGACTTCTACAAAGCATTCAGGGATTACACAACCCCGGACATCAAAGATTTCTTTGAAGAACTAGGGTACGACATATGGTGGTATAATGAGCAAAGAAACGCTGCTTGAAATAGTACAGGATATCCTCAGTGACGCTGATGGAGATGAAGTAAACTCCATATCGGATACTATTGAATCCGATCAGTGCGCTAGGGTAGTGCGTACTGTGTTCAACAACATGGTAGATGGTGGACAGATTAAGC